TCGTAATAGACAGCGGAGTGCATGCAGATGGCGGAGAGCTTGTCGCCCTGATCGCCCAGCAGTGCGCGAGCCTTGGCCACATGGCGTGGCGTCAGGGGAGTTTCACCCGAACCACCGGCATCAAAGGTCAGGTCGATGAAGGCAGCACCGGTGTTAGCGGAACCGACAGCGCCGAACACACCCGCGAGGGTGGCCAGCAGATCCTTTTGCTGCTGGAAGGCGATGTAGGAGGCCACCTTGTTGCCAATGGCAGCCATGGGATCAGCGCCAGCAGCCAGCTTGGCCAGCTCACGCACACCCCAAGCACGACCACGGTGCAGGATGACGCCGCGCTGCTTATCGGCAGTGATGTTGCCGGGAGTCAGCGAACCGGAGTCGCTCAGCACCTCAGCATCACCGCTCAGGTTGGCAGCGAAGTGGGGAACGTTCACATAGTCGCCACCATCAACGGCATTGAGAGCCTCAAGGGGCTGCACAACGCCAGAAGCAATGAAGGCGTTCTTGAGGGTGGTGGCCTCCTCAAGATAGGGCGTGAAGATTTCGGGAATTACAATGTCCGACCGCACAGTGGCAGCCATGGTGTTCTCCAGGTTGGGGGTTTACAAAGGCGGCCAACAGCCATTCAGGGCGCCAACAGCTACCCGTTACCTGTAAGTATTCCGCTGCGTGTTACTTACCAGCAGCGGCTTTGAGGCGTGCGTACAACTCAGGATCGGTCTTGTAGATGCGAGCCTGTTCGGTGAGGTTGTAGTGCTCCCGACTAAAGGGGTTCTTGCTGCCAGCCGGCAGCTCACCACCGCCACCACTGCGGCCGACCGGTGCGCCGGTGCCTTGGGGCTTAGGTGCCTTGAGGCGGTATTGGGGCAGGCTGGTGCGTGCCCAATCGTTGATCGGTGTGCGCTGATAGCCATCCACCACCACGACGGTGCCATCGGCTTCGCGTTCGATCTGCTCGGGCTTGAGCTTGAGGCGAATCACCTCATCGGGGTCATGCACCGTGTCCGCCAGTGCGGCAACAGCAGGGCCAATCAGCTTCAGCTCGCGGTTTTCCGCTTCCAAGGCTTCCAGCCGCTGCTGCAGTTGTGATTCGCGCTCACGGAACTGCGCTTCGAGGGCTTGCCGTGCTTCGGCGTATTTGCCCTGTTGCTCCAGCTGCGCTTGCTCGTGCTCCTGCTTGAACTTGATCAGCCCATCAACGTCCACACCATCCGGCAGTGCCCGCAGCTTGTCTTTGGCCTGGCCGAGTTGGCGCTCCAGCTTTTGGTTGTGCTGGATCAGGGACTCAATCTTCGACTGCAGCGCAGAAGCATCAACCGAGGATTGACTCGGTGATTCTTGCTGATCGAGATCGTCAGACAAAACAGCAACAAACGACGTATCGCTGAAAGTATAACTAGCGCTCGCTAGCGGTTCAATTCAACTGCTGGAGGTTGGCATCAAGCTGTGCGGCTTGCGCGTCCAAGCGTTGTGCTTGCTGCGCTTGCGTGGCTTCAATCTCGGCATCCACATTGAAGTCGTCGTAGAGCCACTCACCGTCAGCAAGCTGGATTAGCAGCGTTTCTTGGGTGATGTCGCCGTTCATGCGCAGCTTGATCAACTCGGCGACGTGGGCGGGCTCCAGCGTGCGGGCCACGAAGTCGTTGTTCACCATGCTGCTGCCGGAGGTGGGCAGGTTCAGGTAAGCCGCGTGAAATTGGAGGCAGCTGTCGATCAGGTTCTGCAGGCCGATGGCGACTGCTTGCAGGGCGGCGTCGCCTTGGCTGCGTTCGATAGCCTTGGACTCGGCAGCTTGGTTGGTCATGTTCTGACCGAGCACAGCGGCCAGGCCTAGCTCCGCGATCTGCTTCTCGATGCGGTCCAGCTCAGTGAAGCGGGCTTGGTAGCTGGTGCCGGTGGGTTCGGTGAACTCAGCGCGGGCATCCACCGGGAAGGCCATGGCCGAGTTGGGGCCAGCCTCTAGTTCATCCACCTCAGCCGGCACACCGAAGAGGTTGTAACGGGGGACTGCAGCGACGTGGAGAATGTTGGCCTGATCGGATTCGCAGCGGTAGGCCTTGAGGTTCAGCCAGGCCACCTCTTCCAGCGGCGGTGTGGATTCGAGGATGCCGGTGCGGTTGGCATAGGCCACCGCAAAGGGGATTTGATCGAGGGTGGTGGTGCCTTCGGAGATCAGCTCCCAGTCGCGGTTCTTGGAAGCTTGCTTGCGGTAGAGGCGGAAGCGGCCAATCTCCAGCACGCGCACCTGCTCCACCAGTTCCTCGCCGAACTCGCCGTAGGGCACGACCACCTGCTCGCGCAGACGCAGTTGCGTCAGCTGCTGGGAGCCGTTCACCACATCCGTGCGCCAGCCGAGGATGTCGCGCGGCGTGTAGCTGACCCAGTAGGGGCGCTCAAAAGTGGTCACGGGGGTGTCATCCCCTTCATCACCACGGGGGAAGTCCACCAGCACACCAACGTGGCCGTAGCGGATGCACTTTCGCGCTAGATCCTGCAGGTAGACGTTGAGATCGGCACCGCTCAGATCCACGTCGTAGAGGTGCTCCTGGATCACGTCAGGCACGTTGTCCAGCCGCACCGGCTTGCGGGTGAGCATGCCGGCCAGCATCTGCTCTAGGCGCAGGGTGTATGGCGGGCAGACGGAACGGGCGAGGCGGGCCTGATAGCTATCGTCGTCTTCCTTGGGTTCCTGCGGCAGGTAGCGGCGGCCGGCCGCTTGCATGCCGAGGGTGCCAAGACTGAGCTGCTCGATGAGCCGCCAGCGCGACTCCATGCGCAACCACGGAATCCCAGGATCGTGAACCTGCAGGTCCTTGATGGTGGTCAAGGCAAGGTTCAGGTTGGTGGTGGCAGCGAGGGTATGCACGGCAGCTCAGGTAAGGGCGATCAACAACCGATCACTTGCGACGACGACGGGAAGGAGCCTTGCCACCGCCATAAGCTGCGGCCTTGGCATCAAGAGCGGCATTGCGAGAACTGGCTTTGGCGGCCATGGCAGAACCTTTGGCGCGACCAGCAGCTCGGGCAGCGGTGACCCCAGAGGATGCCGACTTTTTGCCCTTACCACTCAGGTTATTGCTAACCCGAGTGAGGCCGGACTTTGCACCGCCAGCTTGACGATTCCAGAACGCTTTTTCCTTAGCGGAAGACTTGGGATTGCTAGCAACTTTGCTGGCCGTTTTAGTCAGCTCACGAGCTTTGCCGCTGGCTTCTTTGTACTTAGCGCGTGCGCTCTCATTCTTGGCACTTTTACCCATCTTCCCGCCACCGCCTTTACCACCGCCGCCACCACCACCGCCGCCGCCACCAGCGAAACGACCGTTGTTGTCACGCTTGTAAGAACGGGCCATGAGGGAGGCAAACTCTACGGCTAGGTTTCCGGTGGCTTACGGAGCGGCTAGAGCTTTCCTAACTGTGTAGCGGGAGAGGTTGAGGCGGCTGGCGATCTTGGTCTGGCTCAGGCCTGCAGTGTGCAGACGACGGATGCGCTGCTGCTGGGACTCAGTAGCCCAGAGCAGGAGGATGAGCGGGAAGAGCAGGATCACCGCCACCCACGCGAGGGTGGTTGTCATGGCAGTGATGAAATGGGGTGGTTAGAAGCCGCCGGGGAGTCCGAAGAGGCCGCCGGGTTCAACTAACCGAGCGAAGCCTAGCCCATAATTGGTGGCTAGCGCAAGTCAATAGAGCCGCAGGCCGCGCACCGCCTTGCCGCTGGTGGCCCGGCCCACCTCAAAGCAGCGGTGAACGATGTAGCCCAGCGCGTCGTTCATGTGGTCGAAATTGGCCTCTTTATCCGGATCGCCTTTGTCGTTGTAGCTCTGCAGCTCTAGGCACTCAATGGTCCGCTTGCAGCGCGGATCGACGAACAGGCGCACATCACCGTTGCCGTTCTCCAGCAACGCTTGCACTGCTGCGATGCGATCACGCACCGGCGGGTTGGCCTTGGGTGCCATGTTGTGGATGTCGTAGGCCTCAAGGATCGCCACATCACTACGGGAGCTGTTGGTGCTGCGGGCAGCGCCGGAGGCATCGGGGTAACCGAGGATGCGGGCTTTGCCGTAGCGGCGGCGCACCTCTTGGCCCAGGGCGTCGGTGTCATGGGCACCGCTGATCTCATCAAAGATGTGCAGCGTGTTGCCACGGCGCACCGCAAGGATGCCGGACATGTTGCCGACGTTGAAGTCAACGCCCAGCAGGATTGACTCATCTGGGTGTGGCTGGCCTGGCTGGCAGTCTTTGCGCGGTTGACCGGTTGAGGTCAGCAGCTGAGGCAGTTCTCGAACGTGCTTGTCGCGGCTGAAGCGGTCGTAGACCTGTCCTGTTGTCAGGTTGACCCATTGCCCTTCCAAGTAGGCCAGCAGCAGGCTGGGGTCGTAGTTGGCCTTCAGGGTTTCAATGAAGTCCGGCGGTAGATGCGGGTTGTCGTAGGTGCGCATCCTGATCAGGTGCCGATCCTCACGGGCCAGGGCTTCCTCGGTGCCGAAATTCTGGTAGAGCCAGCTGTAGCCCTCGGGTGTGGAGGCGGCAGCGAACTGGCGGGTGTTACCGGAGCGAAGGCGGCCGAGGATCTTGGTGAACGCCTTTTGCGCCAGCGTCTTATTCACGGTGTCCACCTCATCAGCGAGACACCAGGCGAGGTTGAGACCGATAAGGCGTGTCCAGTTCTCAAACGAACGGCACAGGATCTTGGTGTCACCGCCTGGCAGGTGCAGGATGTATTCCGGCAGCGGTGAGGCCCGGAACGTGTAGGGGATCTCGTAGGCCTCCAGGAAGTCGTCGAAGTCGTTCTGCCAGATGTCACGGATCAGGGGGCCGGTTGGTTCCATGACGCAACCAATGAAGCCCTGATTGGCGATGGCAAGGTTGACGGCTTTGGCGGCTAGGGCACGGGTTTTGCCGGAGCCGTAGCCGGCGCAGAGGGCGACGATCTTGTGGTCGGTGTCGTCAATGAAGGCCTGCTGCTTGGGGTGCAGGTCGCTGTAGATGCGAGCGAGCAGGGCATTGCTGTCACGCACGACAGGGCCAGCACTGCGGCCCAGCTGGATCTGAGCGCGTGCTGCGCTGAGCGGATCAAGCGAGAGCGCCAAGACCAGCCGCCTGCATGCGGAGCAGGAGTTGATCTTGCTGCTCGGGTGTCAGATCGGACTGCTGAATGACTTGGACAACGGTGGTGAGGGTATTGAGAACTTCGCGTCGTGTGGCGGCTGCGTCTGACCAGCGATCACGCCAGCGTGCGGAGTGAGTGAGCAGCCATTGAGCGTCGCGTGTGTCGCCGTTAGCGATTTTGGCGACCAAGGCTTCTTCACCTGCTGCTGCAGCCTCTTGAATAGCCGCTAAAAGCGCGGATTCAAGTTTAGTGGCCTCCGCAGTGTCGGCATTAGAGATCCACATGCGAAAGGTGGAATCATCAACACCACAAGCTTCAGCGATGTTGCGCTGAGACCAACCCAAAGCAGCAAGTCTTGCTGCCTTTTCAATCAAGTTGGCGTTGAGTTTGTAGTGTCCGCGCTCTTTAGCCATGGCCGGAGTTTAACCAGGGGAGGGCATGAAGAGCGTGCCATCAGAGGCTAGGACGTTTAGGCGGAGTTCCGCATCGTCGACGCCGTAGGCCCAGATGGTGCCCATGCGGGGGATGGTTTCAGGTTCGATGGTGAAGAGGAAGAGGTAGTTGCCTTCGGGGTTGTCTTGTGAGGAGGAGGGGAGGTAGAGGCCGGTAAGGCGGAAGGTGGCGAGGAGTTGTCGAGCGATGTATTCAGCTTCAGCCATGGTGGAGTCGTCATTGAAGACAAGGCCGAAGGGTTCGCCGGTGTAGGGGTATTCAGCAACGACGGACCACGGCTCCATAGTGCCAAGGCTGGCTAGCTTAAGTTGCCGTGAGGAGGATGATGGTGATGAGGGCACCTGGACGTTCTTCTGGGGTGGTGTAGCGCTTGTGGGCGGATAGTTGAACCACTTGAGAATCGTCGTGAAGAAGAGTGCCAGTGAGGGCATCAAGCACGGCACGGGAGAGCTTGTCGATGTCGCCTTTGTGTTTGGAGGTTAGGTGGAGTGGTGCTTTCGGGGATAGACCGGATTTGTTGAAGTGAGCCTTGGGTCGTAGGAAGCGGAAGGTGATGGAGATAGAGACCGGTGCTGTGGTGAGGGGGTAGTTGGTAGCGAGTGCGGCGTCGGTGATGTGCGAGCGCCAAGGGCGTAGGCGCTTGTTGGTTT